AGTTGCCTGCGTACTGCTGGGTGTTTTCCAGGAACATCATCATGGCCATTTCGGCCTTTTCTGCCTGGGTCGCTTTATTCCAGCAGAAGTCCAGACCCTTACCCAGGGCATAGGCTTCGATATTGGTGGCGTTCATTGCGACACCAAGGTTGTCCATCATGGTGAAGTTTCCTTTGGCAGCACCGGCGACCGACTCCATGGCCATGGACATATCAATGCCCATAACAGAAGCCATGTCCGCTGCTCTCTGCATGGCCTGGGTGGTCAGATCCAGACTCTTCTGCTGAGAAAGACCGGAGCCCTGGAACAGAGCACCCATTTTATTGGCAGTTGCCAGATATTCACTTTGGGAAAGACCAAGGTTTTTATAGGCCTCTTCTCCTGTGCGCTGGATCTCTGCCGCGTAGTCGCCAAAGACGGCAACGGAACCGCCAAGGTTCTGCTCCAGCTCACCGAACTGCTGAACAACTTCTGTACCCAGTTTGATGGCTGCGGCACCGGCGGCAATGACCACCGTACCCATGGCGGCTCCGACTGTTTTCAGGACATTTCCAAGCCCCTCAAACCTGGACTTGGACTTTTCAGCGGCATCCGCAGAATCCTCCAATTCTTCACCGAGGTCATCTGCGGCATTTTCTGTTGCCTGCAGTTCACGCTCCATATCATTGAGGGCGGCTTCTGCGTTGTTCAGCTGAATCTGCCACTGCTGCGTGCGCTTATCGTTCTCACCGAAGGACTCAGTTGCATTTTGCAGAGCCTTCTTCAGCATTTCGATTTTTTCCTTCTGGGCATCGATCTCCTTGGACAAAACCTTATGCTTTGCCGCCAGGGCCTCCGCAGAGGAATCATTTTTATCAAACTGGGAGGAAACCAGCTTCATTTCGCTGCCCAGCACCTTGAAGGATTGGTTGATGTCAGAAAGAGCCTTCTTAAACTCCTTTTCACCTTCCAGACCAATTTTCAAGCCAAAGGTATCTGCCATGCAGCCACCTCCTTAAATGCCAGGCGGGATGATCTCATCGATAAAGACCTCCCGTTTGGGCTTTGCGATACCGTTATACTGCTTATGGCACTCCCACAGATCCAGGAGTAAGCCAAACGGCATCAGCCATACCTCATCCCAGGACAGGTGAAGCTGGCTGATGCCGTAATAAAGAAGTCGAGTAAATAACTCCCCGTCACTTACTCGACTACCGCGTTTTTTGTGTCCGCCTCGCTTTCGATGTTCCGGCGGGTACCCTTCAGAAGACATTCCGTGATGGCATTCTTGAAATCGCCCAACTCCACCGGGGTGGTCAGCAGTTCCACCATCTCCTCCGTCAGCAGGAACCGACGAGAGTCAGGATTGCGGAGGTTGTGGATCAGCAGACTCTGATTGGCGAGAAGCGTGATGAGCCACACGATCTCGGAGATTGCCAGCTCAAAGTTTTCAGATTTCAGCAGCTTATCCCCCAGGTTCTCCAGACCGCCGTACCGGGCAGCGATATCCTTTGTGGCCTTAGTGGTGAGAATCAGGGCATATTTTTCGCCGCCAATGGTAATGACGGCACTACGTTCCATATCCATAATTCAGATCCTCCTTAATCGCTGACAGGAGCGGCTGCTCCATAGGTGGGTTCGTACACTTCGCTGTACCAGTTGGTGATGACGGTTGCGGTCACATTGGAATCGCCCTCGGTGGCCTCCGCCTTCCAGGGATGCTTGCCGTTATCGTCCGGCTTATTCCGGCGCAGGATCGTACCTTCAATGGTGGGTGTGGAGAAGGTAATGCTGTCGCCCTTGGTCGCTAGAGCCGTGCCGGGGATACCGAACTTCACCTTGTACAGCCAGAAATACTTATACTTGCCGTTGGCCTTCTTTGCCCGGAAGCCGATGGCCACGGGAGTGCCGCCGTCCTCGCTGCAATAGACCACAACGCCGTTGCTGTCGATGGTGGAGCCACTCAGCACAGAGGCCACAGTCGCACCGATATCATCCACACCCAGGGACAGGGTGCCGTTCTTGAATTCCTTGACCACCTCCGCAGCACCGTCGTCTGCATAAAGGGTAGCCTCTGCCAGTTCTACGGACAGATCCGCACTCATAGCTTTTGCCAGCTGTACAGGAGTGCCGTAGGTTTCATTGCCCTCCGCATCTTCCGTAATGGGTGCGTAGAACAGTTTGTCCAGACCAATTGTTGCCATAGGTCATTCCTCCATTTCATAATAATGGGCCACATCCACAGCGTAGTGGTGGTAGCCGGTTTCTGTTTCAAAACCTATATATCTGCGTTCCGTGATCGTAAGACCTTCTGCAAGAAGTTTTCTGACAATCCGGTTTTTTGCTTTCACATAATTGCCCCGGGAGTAAAGAGAAATCCTGACTTCCTGCACATCTACCCCCGGGGCATTATCGCTGTGAAGATCGAAGCTATCCGTCAGAGGTACGATCACCGCATACAGATCCGGGGCGATATCTTTGAAAACGCCTGTTTCCACAGGAATATCCAGCGCAGAAAGCATAGATTGTAAATCTGAAAGTAGGTTCATAGTTTCTGCACCTCTTCCTCAAATTTCTGTTGCATGGTGCTGATGCACTCTTTCCGGGAAGCTGTCTTTGCCGGTTTCAGAAAGGGTTTTGCAGGCTGACCATGCTTGCCGTATTCTAGGATGTTGGCGATCTTGGCATTGCTGCCGCCATCCTTACGAGGCTCAGCAAAGCCAACCTTGATATCATGGTTGCCGTCTCCGTTCACCTTGACTGGGGACAAACCAAGAGCACCTTCCAGTTCGCCTGTGGATCTGGAGCCATATTTGGTATTCGCTCCTACCACAGCGGAGAGGTTTCCCTGCACCTTCTGTAGCACCACTTCGCCGCCAGCTTCCAGAACAGACTCAGCGATGGAGTCAAAATCCTTACCCAAACGGGACAGTTGGAGCAGAAACTCCTCCGGCATTTTCACATCGCACTTAGCCAACGGTAGGCACCACCTTTTTCGCCAGCACCTCAATGTACATTCCCCGGCCCTTAACATTCTCCACAGAGGTGATTTCAAAACGGTCACCATCGCAGATCAGAAAATGATCTGTGGTGACGGTCACCCCGGGAATGCATCGGAACCGAAACAGGTCTGTAGCAGAAGAAAAGGCCGCCAGGTTCGCCCATCTCTGGGAGCCATGACGGCCTTCCCGATATACACGGATGGATGCCACAACAGTATCCTCCAAGACGGAGAATCCTTCGTTGTCCGTTTTCCGGGTGACAGATACAATGTCAGCAAAACCATTCATTTTTCCAAAACTCATGGTCACACCTTCCATTCTCTGTCGAGGCGTAGGAGTAAATTAACGGTTGTCCAGACCTGAGAAGAGGCCTGGACATTATCCGCAAAAAAGCCGCCTGTGCTGCCGTCTCTCGACTCATAGAAGTGGGAGGCAAGCATAATGACGGCCTGTTCCGTGGTGGGCGGCATAATGCCGTCACTGTAGGAACCGGCAGGAATGTGCTGATAGCTTTCGGCATAAGAAACGGCGGCAGTGATGAAGCCTCGCAAAAGCGCATCATCTGCCGCATGATCCAGAATCAGATTCTGTTTTACCTTCGTCAGAAGATCGTCCATCACTGCCACCTCCTAGCTTAGGCTGCCTTCATCTGCAGGACCTTTACGGCCTCGGGCAGAATCAGCTTGCCGTCAACACGCTCCTTGGCAACAAAGCCAACCATACCGTTACCGGCAAACAGTTCCTTCAGTTCGGAGAAAGAACGGGTACCACGGTCGCCGATGTTGTAATACTTGAAATCACCGAAGGCGATGACAGGCTTACCGGCGGCAATGGTGGGAACATAGGGAGAGGTGTAAACGGGGTAGCCAAACAGGCGGTCGGGTTCGCCAGCCTGCATAGAGGGCTGCCACAGGAATGCCTGGTTACCGTCCTTCAGCTTCCGCAGGGCGGCGATGGTCTGATCGTTCATGACGAAGACAGCATTCTTGCGGTAGGGACGCTTCAGAGAGTATACCAGATTGATGATTTCATCTGCGGTGATAGCGGTGGCAGAGGCAGCAGTTACACCGACCTCGGCACCGCCGTTGGTGGCGAAGATACCCAGGGGCTTACCGACACCGTCGCCATTGAGGAAGGCGTCCTCTTCCGCATTGCCCAGGGCCTTACCGAACTGGGTGATGATGTAGCCTTCCAGGTTGAAAGCGTTATCGTACAGCAGTTCCTCGGTGACCTTGATGGCAACGTGCAGCTTGTGAGCATCCATCAGGATCTGATCGAAGGTGGCATCACCGAAAGTCAGCGCACCGCCTTCCTCAATCCATGCGGCAGCAGGGGTGGTAGCAGCGATGTTGATCTTACGCTCACCGGCGGTGGTGATGTGGGTGGCCAGCTGACGCATGATGTTGGATTCCTCCAGAGCCTGAATCAGACGACGATCATACTCCTCGGGAACGAGATAACCGCCATCCGCATCCACACCTTCCTGCAGGATATTGGATACCCGCTTGAAGTTGGAGCGCATGGCGGTCAGCATATCCTTGGCATAAGCCTCGGATGCGCGGCCAGTCTTGGGCTTGTCGGTGCCGGGGTTGGCATTCATGGGCTGATTGGTGATGGGAGTGGAAGTGGGCTTGGACAGCTGGACGTCCATGGCGGTCATGGCTTCCATGCGCTCAATTTCCGCACCGTAGTCCTGGACCTTCTTTTCCATCTGGGCATAGGTCTTGGCATCCTCTTCGGACAGCAGACCGTCCTTATCCCGGCGGGCTTCCACAAAAGCCTTTGCAGCTTCCCATGCCTGGTTTCTCTTGTTACGCAGTTCCATAATAGTCATATAAATTACCTCCAATTTTTGATCAGGTTAAGCCTGGACATAAGGTCATCGGCTTTGGTTTTCTGTTTGGGTGTGGGTTTGGGATCGATGGCACACTTCTGTGCGATCTTATCCATGAGGGAATTGATCACTTTGGCCTTGGAGAACAGCATGGACACCGCAGGCGGCTCTGCCGGGGTGTTTTCTGCCGCCCGGTTCAGAATGCCGTCCGCAAAGCCAAGTTCTACAGCCTTGTTGGCATCCATCCAGGTTTCCGCATCCATGAGATGGGACAGTTTCGCCCGGGACAAGCCGGTCTTGATCTCATAGGCATTGATGATGGAATCCTTCACGCTGTCCAGCATGGCAATGGCTTTCTCCATTTCGGCTGTGTTGCCATAGGCAATGGTCATGGGGTTGTGGATCATGAGCATGGACACCGGGGACATCAGCACTTTGGTGCCCGCCATAGCGATCACGGACGCGGCAGAGGCGGCAATGCCGTCAATCTTGACGGTAACGGTGCCGGGATAATCCATCAGCATATTGTAGATTTGTGCTGCTGCAACGCAGTCGCCGCCGGGGCTGTTAATCCACACGGTCACATTACCGGAGCCGGACAGCAGTTCATCCTTGAAAAGCTGGGGTGTGACATCATCGTCAAACCAGCTCTCTTCGGCGATGGTGCCGTTCAGGTGCAGAATCCGTTCCTCCGGTGCCGTCTCCGTCGCCGCCTGGTTCGTCCACTTCCAAAACTTCTTCATTTCCGTTTTCCTCCTTTCCGCTGTCGTTGGGTGTATTTGCAAAAGCGCCCGCATCTTTCATGGGTAGCATATTGCCATTGATGAGATAAAGATCGCCGCCCTCTTCTGCAGGGATACGATCCATATTTTCCAGTTCCCGGATATCGTTGGCGGACATCCATCCATTCTGGCGACCAATTGCATAGCCATTCATGCGGCTCTGATAGTCGCCCCGGAGCAAGCCTTCCAGATTGAATTTCACGAAATACTGATTCTTTTCGTCAAAGGACAACAGGGAGCGCTGAATGCTCTGCTCCCAGCGGACCACCCAGGGGTCCAGGGTGTATTTCACGAATTCCAAGGACTGCTGCTCAATATTAGAAAAGCTCGACTTTTCCAAGTCACCGACCATGTGAGGCGGCACTCGGAAAATTCGAGCAATCTCGTTGATCTGGAATTTTCTCGTTTCCAGGAACTGTGCCTGTTCCGGAGAGATGGAGATGGGGGTATATTTCATACCCTCTTCCAGCACGGCCACCTTATTGGAATTGCCACTGCCACCAAAGGCAGACTGCCAGCTTTCACGGACACGCTGCGGATCTTTGATGGTACCGGGGTGTTCCAGAATGCCGCCGGGGGTAGCACCGTTGGCAAAGAACTTGGCACCGTACTCTTCACAGGCGATGGCCATGCCGATGGCGTTCTTCGCCATGGCGATGGGGCTGTAGCCTACCAAACCGTCAAAACCAAGGCCGGGAATGTGCAGCACATCGGTCGGCTGCAGGATTACCGCGTATTCCTTATTCTTGATAGCCTCATCCGGGCCACGGTAGTAGGTGTAATAAAGTCTGCCATGATCGTCCCGATCCACACTCATGCGGTTGGGCATAAGCGGATACAGGGCTACGACCTCATTTTTACCGTTGCGGATCACCTGGGCATAGGCGTTGCCCCAAAGGAGAAGATGGGTCATAAGGGTTTCCCTGAACACAAAGGAACTCATTTCCGGGTTCGGTTCATCATGGAGCAGTCGGTACAGCGGGTGGTTAATGGCTTTCTCCTTACCGCCGTCTCCGTTATAGCGATACAGATGGAGCGGCAAGCCAGCCACCGCTTCTGCCAGGATGCGCACACAGGAATAAACAGCCGTCATCTGCATGGCAGATCGTTCTGTGACGGTCTTACCGGAAGTGGTCGAACCAGGATAAAAGGTGTAGCCACTTCCTGCTGTTCTGTTTTGGGGCTTATCCCTGGATCTGAAAATGCCTGTAAACAGGCCCATTTGAATCACGCTCCTTCTCAGATAAAGAAAATGCCCCGGTCATCATAGACCGAAGCACCGGTATCATTTCCACAGCGGATCGCCCGGTCCAGAGCCATGATCGTGGCCACGGCACCGTCAATTTTCTCTGTGGATTTTTCTTTGTCAGGTTTAATGTTGCCGGCAGGGTCCGTTCGGATGAAGATGTTATCCATCATCCATCGCAGAACCGGGTGACCGCCATGGGCGATCCGTTCCTCCAACACCAGTTTCATCAGTTCCTTAGTAGGCGGGGACATATCCTTGAAGCCCTGTCCGAAGGGAACAACCGTGAAGCCCATACCTTCCAGGTTCTGCACCATCTGTACAGCACCCCAACGGTCAAAGGCAATTTCCCGGATGTTATACCGTTCCCCAAGGGACTCAATGAACTTCTCAATGTAGCCATAATGCAGGACATTACCCTCAGTGGTCTGAAGATATCCCTGCCGCTCCCACACATCATAAGGAACATGATCCCGGCGGACCCGGAGTTCCAGATTATCTTCTGGTATCCAGAAGTACGGCAGCACCACATATTTATCATCTTCATCGGTGGGAGGAAAGACCAGCACAAAGGCTGTGATGTCCGTGGTGGAGGAAAGGTCAAGACCACCGTAGCAGACGCGGCCTTCCAGATCCTCTTCATTTACTGCAAATACACATTTGTCCCAGAGGTGCATAGGCATCCAGCGGACGGCCTGCTTGACCCATTGATTCAGTCGGAGCTGCCGGAAGGCATTCTCTTCGCCAGGGTTCTGCTTTGCAGACTCGCAGGCATCACGCACCTTATCGATAGCGACCGTAATGCCGAGAGAGGGGTTGGCCTTCTTCCAGGTTTTTGGGTCCGTCCAGTCATCTGCCTCATCGGCACCATAGATCACCGGGTAAAAGGTGTGGTCGATTTTCCGTCCCTCGATCAGGTCCTTTGCTTTCTGATGAATCTCATAGCAAATGGATTTCTGGTCATTGCCGGCGGTGGTGATGAGGAAGTAAAGCGGCTGCATACGGGCATCGCCGGAGCCTTTGGTCATGACATCAAACAGCTTTCGATTTGGCTGGGTGTGCAACTCGTCAAAGACCACACCGTGGGTATTAAAGCCATGTTTGTTACCAACGTCAGCGGATAGCACCTGGTAGACACTTCCCGTTGGCTGATAAATGAGCCGCTTCTGGGAATCCAGGATTTTGACGCGCTTGCTTAGTGCCGGACACATCCGCACCATATCCGCAGCCACATTGAAAACGATAGATGCCTGCTGACGATCCGCGGCGCAGCCATAGACCTCGGCTCGTTCTTCATTGTCACCACAGGTGAGAAGCAAGGCCACGGCGGCTGCCAGCTCCGACTTGCCCTGTTTCTTGGGAATCTCAATGTAAGCGGTATTAAACTGCCGATAGC